GTCACTAGGTATACACGAGGGGGTAAGAATGGGAAGCAATTAGTATGCCCAGAATGTAGTAATATTATAAGGATATATCACTTTAATTTCTCAGGATTAACGTGTCCAAAGTGTAAACAATCAGTAGCCAAATACGATTGGAAAGTAAGAACAATTCAGGATAGATTAGGGACTGATAGTAATACTAATAGGAGGGAAGATTAATGACTCAAAACTATACACGACATGGTAGAAGTCCTGTAAGTAAGGAACATTTAGAAGCCCTCGATTGTCTTGATAAAGCATACAATCAAGAGGGTAATTCAGAGGGGGATAAAAGATTTTATTGGGCCAAGATTCAGCAGTTAACTAACAGTCTAACAGAGCAATAAGGCCACTATGTAATAAGGGGGTTTTCCACAGTTATTGTTAGTTTCTGTGGAAAACTTATTGTTTTAAGTATTTTTAACCCTCATAAATAGCAAATTAAATATACTTACGTTTTCTAATCGTTTTCCACAAGTTGTTATAAATGTGTGGATAATATGTGGAGAAGGTGTTAATTAGTGTGGAAATTGTGTGAGAAAGTGTTGATTTCTTAGTGATCTTAGCGAGTCGATTATAACACGAACTCGCAAATATTACAAGACCCTCGGTAATATTTTGTGGATATAATAACAAACCAGTTCAGTATAAACTTAAACCGTATAGTTTTAGTTCGTTTGTATTAAGTTTTCCACATAAATAACCCATGCGTAGTTGACAGTAACTCTCCGTTATGTTAGACTAACTCAGTAACACTTACACAGGCTAATTCCATGTCAGTTCTTTACAGTCAAGCGACAAAGAGTAAGTATAGAATAACACTGGAATTAGAGACACTAAGTGACTTTAATCCACATGATATTAGCTGGGAGAAAGTATTTGAATTACAAGACAATGAGAGGTGTGAAAGTATTATCGAAGATCTGAGTAATCCTGTCAGTTGGTAGACACATAGCAGCTACAATATCCTCGCAGTTATTATTACAAACTGTGTGGGTGCTATTTGACAGTTTATGCACGAATATGCTATAATTGTTATATGCGTATTGGCAGTGATTGCGGTTGTTCGTTGATGCCGTGCGGGCGGGCGTTGCGTTTATAAAAATCGATAAGTCCCTAACCTACAGAGGTGACAATTCGAGATGTATATATAAAAATCGCCAAAATTTTTCTCAGGTAAAAAACCCCTTCAATACCTTTTTACCTACTTGCAATTATGTTGATATTGATATATAATAAGTGAAGGACCAGTTGACACATTATGTACGACGAAACGACCTATCACATCTACGCACAAGATAGATGTCTTTATGCAAATCTCCCTGAAGAAGAGTTTGAATGTACATGGGAGATGTTAAAGGTAATGGTTGGACTACTCAAGACAGATTATACAGAAAGAGATTTATCATATATTAAACTTGGAGCAAAGTGCGGCGTTGGTGGGCCAGGTAGGGTTCTCCCAACTCCTATGTGGGAAGAAGATTCATATTGACAACTATATAAATGGATGTTATAATGAAAGTGAAATTTCAATCAATGCTATGGCAAAAGGATTTACAGTAAAAACTGTTCCACCAAAACCTAAGAAGAAAGCTGCAGACTGGGATATAGATGCAATCAAGGCAAGATGGAAAGGAAAGAAGATTGTATTCTGTCTACCAGGTAGAGGATGTTCATATATCTTTTTAAAGAATTTTGTACAGATGTGTTTCGACATGGTACAAAATGGAATGAGTATTCAGATCTCACAAGATTACTCCTCAATGGTTAACTTTGCACGTTGTAAAGTATTAGGTGCGAATGTTCTTCGTGGTCCTAATCAGAAGCCTTGGGATGGTAAACTTGAATATGATTACCAACTTTGGATTGACTCGGATATTGTCTTTAACACTGACAAGTTCTGGCAGTTATGTGATCTTGCTTTACCTGCTGAAGATTCAGATAGGGAAGAAGCAGAGATCTGTGGAGGATGGTATGCAACAGAAGATGGTAGCACAACCTCTGTCGCACACTGGTTAGAAGAAGATGACTTCCGCAAGAACGGTGGAGTCATGAATCATGAGACTGTAGAGTCTATCGGAAAGCGTCAGAAACCTTTCACCGTTGACTACACAGGTTTCGGTTGGGTCATGATTAAGAATGGTGTCTTCGAGAACCTTGAATATCCTTGGTTTGCTCCTAAGATGCAACAGTTTGAGTCTGGAGCAGTTCAGGACATGTGTGGAGAGGACGTTAGTTTCTGTCTGGATGCTATCGATAAAGGTTATGAGATCTGGTGCGATCCTCGGATACGTGTTGGCCACGAAAAAACTCGTGTTATCTAACCGTCGTGTCTCGTTCTACTATGGAGAATAACTAAAATGGCAATGAGAAGTCCAACTGGGGTCGAAATGATCGAAACTCGACCCAAAAAAACTCGTCAAGGGGGAGGAAAGCATACTAAATATGCTGCCTCCTCTCGAAATAAAGCAAAAAAACGCTCACGAGGACAGGGAAGGTAAAAAGAGTTGCTAAATAAAGATATATTTGCCTAATAATAGTGCCTGTCCAACGCATAAGTAAGACATTTAAAGACATTAGCATGTCTTTTAAGGTTAATCCCTTAAATGATGACCTTATTGCGATTAAAAATCAGACTGCTATAGCTCGCTCTCTTCGTAATTTGGTGCTTACTGCACCAGGAGAGCGATTTTTTAATGAGAATTTAGGTTCAAACGTCAATAATCTCTTATTTGAGAATATGGATGACGTTACGGCTTCATCTATTAAGGATGAAATACAAAATACTATAAACAATTACGAACCAAGAGTTAAATTATTAAAAACTCAAGTCTCACCAAACTTTGAAACACTAGAATTTGACGTAGTAATACGATATGAAATCATTGGAGTGGAGGCACAACCCCAACAATTATCATTTGCCCTAGAGCCAGCACGATAATGCCATTAGTTAATTTTGCCAATCTGGATTTTGACCAGATTAAAACAACAATCAAGGATTATCTTAGATCTAATTCCAATTTCACTGACTATGATTTTGAAGGATCTAACTTATCTACGATTATTGATGTTCTGGCATACAATACTTACATCACCTCTTACAATGCCAACATGGTATCGAATGAGGTTTTCATTGATAGTGCAACATTAAGAGAGAATGTTGTCTCATTAGCACGTAATATTGGATATACTCCTACTTCTAAAAAGGCAGCTAGAGCAAATATAACCTTTTTTATTAATACGACGAGTTATTCATCTACTCCTCAAACGGTTACTTTAAATAAAGGTCTAGTTTGTACTACAAAGGCGTTTAATAATGAGTCCTTTACCTTTGCTGTACTTGATGATATCACTGTTCCAGTTAATCAGAACGTAGCTAACTTTGAAAATATTGAAATTGTAGAAGGAATTTACATTACTACTAACTTTACAGTCAATTCTTTCGATCCAAATCAAAGATTTATACTTCCAAACTCTAATATTGATACTGATAGTATTAGAGTAACGATCAAACCTTCAAGATTATCGAATACAAGTCGCCAATATAGAAAAGCTGCAAGTTTATTTGAGATAGATGGTGAATCTCCTATCTATTTTTGCCAAGAAATTGAAAATGAACGATATGAATTGATTTTTGGAGATGGTATTTTTGGTAAAAAGTTAGAATCTCCTAGTTATATCGAAGTTTCTTACTTAATAACCAATGGAGAAGCTGCAAATGGCATCGGATCCTTTGAATTTTCAGGAAAATTAACGTCAAGTAGAGATTCTGTTAATTTAACTGCAGGAATTTCCTTAGTTGCGACTGATAATATTGCTGCAGGTGGTAAAAATATAGAAACTATCGAATCTATTAAGAAATATTCGACTCGAATTTACTCTTCACAGAACAGAGCAGTAACTTCAGCTGATTATGAGGCAATTTTACCAACAATCTACCCAGAAACTGATTCTGTTTCTGCTTTTGGTGGAGAAGAGTTGACTCCTCCTCAATTTGGAAAGGTTTTTGTGAGTGTAAAACCTACAAATGGGGCATATTTGTCAGGACAGATCAAAGAAAACATAAAAAGTCAAATTAAGAAGTATTCTGTATCAGGAATTGTTGTTGATATCATTGATTTGAAGTATTTGTACATCGAACCTAATATTACAGCTTACTATAATGCAAATTTAGCAAAATCTGCTAATTCAATCACTACAATTGTAAGTGAAAATGTAGAAACTTACTCAAAATCTGCTGAAATTAACAAATTTGGTGCAAGATTTAAGTATAGTAGATTTTTGAACTTAATTGATGGTAGTAGTGAAGGTATAACTTCTAATATTACGACTATTAGTATAAGAAGGGATCTGAGAGTAGCGTTAAATAGTTTTGCGGAATACGAAATTTGTTACGGTAACAGATTCTTTGTAAAAGAGGGTGGTTATAATATTAAGTCTTCTGGATTTAATATTGCTGGTATTAGTGCAACTGTATATCTTACTGATATGCCTGATGATAATCATGAAAAAGGAACTATCGATATATTTGCGTTAGATTCTCCAACTCAACCTAGAATCGTTAAAAAATCTGTGGGAGTCATTGATTATATTAAAGGAGAGATTAAATTATCTCCAATTAATATTACTAACACTGTTATTAAAAAAGGATTCCCCTTAATTGAAATTTCTGCTATTCCATATTCTAATGATGTAATAGGACTTCAAGATTTGTACTTACAACTAGATCTAAATCAAACAGAGGTTACTTCAAAACCTGATAACATTGCTTCTGGAGTAGATGTATCGGGAAGCAACTATCTTGTTACCTCAAGTTATACAAATGGAAGTCTAGTTCGTGGCGGCCCTGTATATGCAACTGAATCTGTCGTCACAACCACTACAACAACCCGTGTGGGCAGCGAAACTATGACTTCTACTACAAGATCCACAAGATCCACAACATCTCCCTCTGGATCCGCTTCTGGCGGTTCCTCTGGATCCGCTTCTGGCGGTTCCTCTGGAGGAGGTGGTGGCGGTTACGGCGGTGGTTACTAACTCTCATATTCTCACTCAGATCAACATATACAAAAAATGATATCTACAGACATACAAAGAGTTCAGCTGCAAAGTATAGTTGCAAATCAACTTCCTTCTTTTGTAAAGGATGATTTTCCTTTACTTGCTGACTTTTTAAAAGAATATTATATTTCGCAGGAATTTCCAGGAGCATCTGTTGATTTAATTCAGAATATTGATGAATATTTAAAATTAGAGTCGTTAACTAATAATGCACAAGAAACTGAGTTGGGAGCAGATATTTCATATAATGATACTACTATTACAGTGGCATTTGATTTATCTAAAGAAGTTTTTGGTACATATCAATTCCCCGATAGAGATGGATTGATTCAAATTGGTAATGAAATTATTCTATATGCAGAAAAAACGAAAACTTCATTTACAGGATGTAGAAGAGGATTTAGTGGTGTAACTTCTTATCAAGCTTTAAACGATACTGATCGCTTAACTTTTTCAACTTCCAGCACTGCTAAACATAAAGGTGGAGATAAAATTGTTAATTTAAGTGCATTACTTTTTAATGAATTTTTACTTAAAATTAAAAATCAATTAAGTCCTGGTTTTGAGAATAGAACTCTTTCCAGTGATTTAAATCAAAGACTGTTTATATCAAAATCAAAAGATTTTTATCAAGCTAAAGGAACCGATGAATCCTTTAAAATGCTTTTTGGTGCTTTATATGGAGAACCAGTAGAAGTATTAAAACCTCAAAATTTTGTCTTTAGACCTTCGGATGCTGATTATAGAGTTACCAAGGATTTAGTTGTTGAAGCAATAGATGGAGATCCTTCTCAACTTTTGAATAGCACTTTATTCCAAGATGCTTATACCAATTACGATATAAACGCAGCTTATTCTCCTATTTCTGCAATAGAAAAAATAACTTACAATAGTAAGGATTATTTTAAGTTAAGTCTTGATTTTAACTATGCTAAAGATATTCCGCTACAGGGAAGTATCTATGGAGAATTTACTGTTCATCCAAATACCAAAGTTATAACTCCTGTAGCAATTGGTGCAAGTGTAATTGATGTAGACTCTACAATAGGATTTCCTGACTCTGGTGAACTATCAGTTGGATCAGGAATATTAACTTATAGATCAAAATCAATAAACCAGTTCTATGGAGTAGGAGTAGCAAATACAACAGACATTGGAACTACATCTAGTGTTGAATCAAAAGCAGACATAAGATTGAATGTTAATGCTTATGGGTATGTTGGTATCGGCACTACAACTAAAGTAACGGTTAAAATAGGATCTGTTCTTGCAGAACCAGTAATCCAAAATGATACTTATTACTATTCAGTTAATGATACAGCAAAGGTACAATCTTTAGGAATTACAACTTCTGGGCCAAAAGTTGATAATTGGTTTTATAATGTAGCTACACAATACGATGTAAAATCTATAACGCTAGTTGATTCATCTGATTTTACCTATACTATAGAAACTTATACTGATAATAATTTTAGATTAGGTGATACGGTTACGGTTGCTGATTCTCTTGGAAATAATAAAGACTCTATTGTAAATGAAGTTATTAATGCTTTTAAGTTTTCTATTAGAGGACAGGGATCTCTTCCTTCCCTTAAAAGTGTACAGAGAAATATAACAAGAGCAAAAGTTGATGTAGCTTTAAAAGATTATTATTATATTGATAATTACTTTGCAAATATTCAAAATACTTATGTAGACTTTGATCGCAATGTTTTAGTTGCTTCTCCTTCTATTCCAAATTACTTTAATGGTCCTTTAGATTTTTATGATAAGAAGGTTACATTAACTGGATCATATAGCGGGGACACTTTTACAGTTTTAGATGTAAATGATCATGGATATTATACTGGAGATTCGGTTTACTATAATTCTTTTGATATAATTTCAGAAGATTTCTTAGGTAATGAAAGTATATCTGTTAGTAAGTTTCCTGAAATCAATCCAGGTATTTTCTTTGTAAAAAGAGTAAATAAAAATCAATTCCAACTTGCTACTAGTCCTAGTAATATTAACAATAATAATTTTGTATCTGTTTCTGGTATTGTAACTTCTAATACTATACAATATATTGATTATTTTGATAAAAAAGTTGATAATCAATTATTGTTAAGAGAGATAAAAGAACCAGACAATGAAAGTGGTAGTTATATTACCGAACCAGGAAGCAGAACTGGTATTCTTGTTAATGGTGTTGAAATTCTTAATTACAAATCCAAGGATACTGTTTACTATGGCCCTCTTAATAAGATTAATATTAGTGCAGAAGGAAAAGATTATGATATTTTAAATCCTCCACTTATAAACATTGAAGATACAGTTGGTAGTGGTGCAACTGCCATCGCTGCTATTAGAGGAAATCTAAATGCCATTGATATTGTAGATCCAGGTTTTGATTATGTCTCAGATCCTATCATAACAATTACAGGAGGAAATGGTGTCGGTGCAGAAGCTTTTGCTAATACCATTCTTGCGACTCATGATGTTTCCTTTAATGCTTTTGGTGTAAAAGATTCAGATTCTGCTCGAATCAACTTAGATGCGGATACTATCGGTTTTTCTACTTATCATAAATTTAGAAATGGTGAAAAAGTAATTTATAAACCAGATGGAGGATCATTGGTTAGTGGAATTACCACTGATGCGGTTTATTACGTTCATACGGTTGGAGTATCGACAGTAAAACTTTATAAAACCCAAGATCAAGCTATTTCAGCAGGAATTGAAACAGTATCCTTAACTGCTTATGGAACAGGAATACAAAGATTACAATCTTTTGATAAAAAGAGAATTTTATCTAATATTATTATTAAAAATTCTGGTACAGGTTACGAAAACAAAAAAAGAACGATTATTTCAGCATCAGGAATAAACACTGCTCTAAATCAGATACACATAGATGATCATGGATATCAATCTGGAGAAATTATTCAATATTCATATGATAAAGATAGAATAAGTGGTATTAACTCAAATACTCAATATTTGGTTACTGAAGTAGATAATAATAGTTTTAAATTATCTAGTGTTGGTGTTGGAACCACTGCTAAATCATTTTATTATGATAATAATGAATATATTGATTTCACCATTGCAGGTTTAGGTACAGGGACGCATTCTTTTAATTATGAACCAATTATTGTTGATTTAAGTGGAGAGATAGGAGTTGCTACTGTAAGTGGACAAGATTTTAGAGCTAAAATTCAACCTTTGTTTAGGGGATATATTGATTCAGTACAAATAATAAATTCGGGTGATTCTTATGGATCTGATGAGATTCTTAACTATGATAGACAACCTCGTGTTACAACTAAAACAGGTACAGGAGCTCAACTTACTCCAGTTATTAATAATGGAAAACTTGTTGATGTTTTAGTTGTTAATGAAGGATTTGGATATAACTCCCCACCATCATTAGAATTAGAAACAGATGGTGCTGGAAAATATGCTGAAATAGTTCCTGTTTTAGAGGATGGTCAAATTAAAAGTGTAAGAATTCATAATGCAGGAATTGGATATACTAATAGAGTAATAGTAGATGTGATTCCCAGTGGATCAAATGCTAAATTTAAGGTAGATATTAATAATTGGACAGTTAATTTATTTGAAAAATCTTTCGACATTATTTCTAGTGATGATGGAATTTTAGATGAAGCAGAAAATAAAGATTTAGGTATTCAGTATACTCATTTGTATGCACCTCGAAAATTAAGAGAATCTTTATATGTTAGAAATCAAAATAATGATATTAAATATGGACTTCTTGATTTAGAAAGAGTCGATGGACAAGAAGTAACTGCTTCATATCATTCTCCTATAATAGGATGGGCTTATGATGGAAATCCAATTTATGGCCCTTATGGTTATACTACTCCTACTGGAGGAGCAGTAAGAGCTATGAAGTCTGGTTATAAAGCAGTAACCAGTGATACTCGACCTCCTTTGTCTAATTTCCATCAAGGATTTTTTGTTGAAGATTTTGTATTTGATAATGCTGGAGATTTGGATGAATATAATGGACGTTTTTGTGTAACACCAGATTATCCAAACGGTGTATACGCATATTTTGCTACTATCAATCCTGGTAATGTTGAAAGTTCAGGACCATTCAATAAGTATAAAATTCCACAGTTCCCATATTTAATCGGTAACTCCTTCCACTCAAAACCCAATTCTTTTAATTACGTCAAATCTAATAATCAAACAGATTATGACTTAAATTCTTCTCAGTGGTTTAGAAATACTACTCCCTATGCATTAACAAAGAATAATGCATCTTATGATTTCTTAGTTCAACCAAATAAAAAGAAGACCCCCATAGTGGATATTAAGGTAACTTCTTCGGGACAAATTGATAATGTAGGAATTTTGACAGGAGGAAATAATTATCAAGTAGGTGAAAAGATTCTTTTTGAAACTTTAAGAGGATCTCAGACTGCCAAAGCTAAAATTGAAGAAGTAGAAGGAAAAGAAGTTACTAATATTAGTGTAGCAACTAGTTCCATAACAAATCTAGAAATAGCTCCATATGATTCAAATGGTACTTTCGTAGCAATTTCTACATTACCTCATGATTTTGTAAATAAAAATTTAGTTTCATTATCTGGATTTAATACTTCTATTAGTTCTCTTGAAGGAAGTTTTAATATTGGTGTAAGAACCGAAACATTAAATCTAACTGGAGGAGTCAGTACTACAGGTGTTACAGGATTGGTAACATATTTTGGAGTATCGGGATCCTTAAATAGTGACTTATTATCAATTGGTGTAAATGATACTTTAGGAATAGGAACCGAAGATGTAAAAGTACTTGCTGTTGATAGAAAAAATTATAGATTAAGAGTTTTAAGAGCTCAGAATAATACCGTTTCTCTTGCTCATACTGCAACATCTGTAATAACAGAAGATTCTAGAAAATTCACATATGAATCATTACCTCAAAATGATGTAACTTTTGAGTTAAATAAAGAAATTTATTTTGAACCTAAAGAATCTTTAGGAGTTGGAACTATTACTGGTGTAGGTATTGGAACCACTATTTCATTCTCTAATCCAGGTGCTGGTTTAACTCAGATTTATATTCAAACTGAATCTATTTTCCTTCCAGATCATGAATTAAATACTGGCGATGTTTTAACTTATTATAATAATGGAGGTGATTCTATTGGTGTATCTACCGACGGACACACTGCATTTACCTTACCCAATAAATCCACTCTCTATGTGGGTAAAATTTCAAATGATCTTATTGGAATTTCTACTTTTAAAGTAGGGATAGGTACAACTGGTACTTTTGTAGGAGTAGCAGCTACAAGTGAAACTAGAGGATTATTAAAATTCACTGGATTTGGTACAGGTGTTTATCATAGTTTTGAAACTGATAAAGATAATGTAGTTACTGCTGAAGCTACTAAGAATATTGTTACAGTAGCCACTGCGTCAACTCATGCCTTACTCTTTGATGATAATGTTACTGTTACGGTACAACCAGGAATAATAACCTCCGTTACTGTAAAATATAATGAGTTTAATAGAAGAATAGTTTTTGATCCTAAAGATTTTGCAGCAGGAGATATTGATGTAACCAATAATACTATTAGTATTAGTGATCATAAGTTAAACAGTGGAGATAAAGTAATTTACACTGCATCGACAGCTGCTGGTGGATTGGAAAATAATAAAATTTACTATATCTTTAGACAATCCACAAATAAAGTAAAACTTTGTTTAACTAGACATCAATCTCTACAATTTACTCCTGAGGTTGTTGATATAACTTCTGCTGCTGCTGGAACTTTATCACCAATTAATCCTCCTCTTGATGTTTATAATAATAATACTGTAAACTTTAATCTATCGGATTCTTCTTTAGGGTCTAAAGTGGGTGTAAGTTCTGCAGCTGCTTTTGATTTTAATTTATATTCTGATATTAATTATACTCATGTATTTAAATCTACTTCTTTAGATGATAAGTTTGAAGTAACTAAAACTGGAACAGTTGGAGTTTCTACTGATGCTGAATTATCATTAGTGGTCTCAGAGGGTCTTCCTTCAGTATTATATTATAAATTTACTCCTATTGATACTGATAATCTTTCAGAAAATAAAAAAGGCATAGTTATTGATAAAGAAGTTGATAATTATAGTAAAATAAATCTACAAGAAAGCATATATGCAGGAGAATTTGTTGTAACAGGAACTGGTGTTACAACAATCTTTACTTACAATACAATACAAACTCCTGAAAGATCATCCTATAGTTCAGTAGAAGCAAAAATTAAATACTCTACTGATTCTACACAAGCTTATGGCGGTATTGCTAAAGTTGACTTAAATTATAAAGGAAATAATTATGAAGAGATTGTAGGTGTATCTTCAATCCAGAGTGGGATAGGAACTAAAGCTGTTTTAGAACCTTCTAGCACATCTATTGGTCAAATAATTTCAACTAACATTGAAGATATTGGATTTGATTATCCAAGCGATAATACTTTAAGACCTATTTTAAATTTACCTGAAGTTCTTCAGATAGAATCATTAACTTCTTTTGACTCAATTGGAATTAGTTCTGTAGGTAAAAATTATACAATCGCACCAAATTTGGTTGTTATTGATGGATTTACTGGAGCACAGGTTAAAGATGTTGATATAGAATATGAAATTGGAGATTCTACGGTAACTATTTTAAAAAATACATTTGGAATGAATCCTGTAACTCCAACTATAATTCCAACTGCTAATATTAACGGTATTGGTATTAATACAATTAGTTATGACATGTCTACGAAGGAAGTGACTGTCGCTATTAATACTAGCTTTAGTAGTGCCAGTGATGTACCTTTTGTAGTTGGAGATAAAGTTTTAATTGAAAATATTAGTGTAGGACTTGGAACAACGGGAACTGGTTACAATTCACTTAATTATGGATATTCATTATTTGAATTAACCAAAACTCATTTTCCATTAGGAGGAAATGTTGGATTTGTTACTTACAGTTTAGATGGATATATTGAAGATAATATTTTTCCAGGCAACTTTGATGCTGCTAATTCTGCAGGTATAATTGTTCCTCAAAGATATTTCCCTCAATTTGATATTGCGTTAAAAACCAATAATTTCTTAGAGGGTGAAAAAGTTACTTCAGGTAATATCGTCGGTAATGTAGAAAATTGGAATAATAAAATTGAATTGTTAAAAGTATCTACAGATTCTGAATTTAATGTAGGAGATGTAATTGTTGGTGAAACTTCACATACTCAAGGAAGGGTTACTTCTAAAATTGATTTTAATGCTGAAATTAAATTAGAAGCTGGATCTGTAGTTAAAAAAGGATGGACAAGGGATACAGGTTTCTTTAACAACAATTTAGAAAGACTTCCTGATAATAATTACTATCAGAATTTCTCTTATTCTTTAAAATCAAAAGTTGACTATAATACATGGGATGAACCTGTTCATAATCTTAATCATCCTACTGGATTCTTAAAATTTAGTGATTTGCAAGTAGAGTCAACTGATGATACATCATCTAGTGTTAATGCTGATGAGGCTGATCTTTTTATCTTCATAGATTCGGAACGTGTAGTAGATATAAATTGCTATCCTGCATTTGATTTGGTTACAGAAAATTCTTTAAGTGTCAGTGATACTCAAACTGTTTCTGATGAAATATTCTTTAATGCAAAAACTTTAACAGATTATTTCAGATCAGTTGGCAACAGGGCTTTGGTCATAGATGATTTTAGTTCTGAGTTCAATAGTGATCCTAGAGGAACTAAGTTTTCAACTGTAGATACTTTTGATCTTGATCAAAGATCGGTCAAATATGTTACGTTAATAAAGGATGCTACTTTTACTGGTGAGAGACAAGTTGTAATGGTTTCTCTTCTTAATGATGGAACCCAGATGTATGTCAATAATTATGGTAAAGAAGGAACTGTAAGTGATCTAGGTTGGTTTGATGGAAATATAAGTGGTACAGAAGGTGAATTACTTTTCTATCCTACTAAATTTGCAAATAATAATTACAACGTAAGTGCTATAAGTTTTGGTGTATTAGGAATTAGCACTGCAGGTATTGGAACTACTACTTTAGGAACTAGTGTTGATATTAAATCTAGTACAGCAAGTGTTCCTGCTAATACTACTACGACTGTGGTGGGAATTGCCTCTACTTACAGAAGTTCTAAAATCATTGTTCAGATAAGTGGTGATGATGGTAACTTTGAATATGATGAATTAAATGTCATTCATAATGGAACTACTGTTGACGTGATGGAATATTCACAACTTACTACTCATTCTGTTGATGAATATGGTGCAGAAGTTGGATTAGGAACTTATGCAGCTGACATGAGTGATGGTGATATTAATATAGACTTTATTCCTACTGCTGGAATAGCATGTACTGTTAATACTTTAAGAATATCTATAGCAAGCACTTTGTCAACAGGAGTGGGAACTCAATATCTAGGAGCAGGTGATCAGGATACGGGATTCCTTAATTCTTCTTATACACACATTGCATCTGCAGGGTCTCCATTAGCTCATAAAATTGCTGAATATGGTATTAATAACACTTCTGAAGTAGACGACAATAACGCTGCTTACTATGTAATTAGCGTTGAAGATACTGCTAATGAAGAATATGAGATGATAGAGGTAATTGTAGTTAATGATAGTTCAGAAGCATACATTACTGAATATGGAAACGTAACTACTAATGAAGGAGCAGTATATTCTGGATTAGGTACAGTTGGGGCTGCTGTTTCTACTACAACTTCACATACTCAATTGTTCTATACTCCAAATGCTGGTATTGGAGTTTCTGTTCGTGTTTTCCAAGCAGCACTTCAAATTGCAGCAGAAAATTCTGACATTGATTCTGTTGATGGTATTGATCTAGGCACAGCTGAGATCAACGCTGGATATGGTGTTTATGAAGGTACTGAAATAGATGTAAAACGTGCGTTTAACTTACAGCATAATCAAAAAAATATTTTCTCTCGAAACTTTGATGCAAGTGATAGCACCATCGTAAACGTAACTGATAATACAGTTACCCTTCCTGATCACTTCTTTGTAACTGGAGAGGAAATTACTTATGCTCAAGGTGGAACTCCTATTAGTATTGCATCCACAACGATTTCAGGAATTGGAGTTACTACTCTTCTTCCTTCTAATCTCTTCCTTGTTAAGGTTGATAGTCAAACAGTTAAGTTTGCTAAGACTGCACAAGATGCTTTGAAAGAGATTCCAAACATATTAGAATTCAGTGCTGTGGGTGTAGGTGCAGCTCACACTATATTTGCAAGAAATCAAAATACTAAATGTTTAGTTGCAATTGATAACGCAATACAATCACCTTTAGTTTCAACTGCTGTTACTACAGGAATTACAAGTGAAATTGGAATAGCACAAAGAGTAGTTAGTGTTTCAGGAGTAACATCATTCTTTGGTGGAGATTTGATTAAGATTAATGATGAGATAATGAAAGTCAATACAGTTGGTTATGGAACCACTAATGCCATACTTGTTGAGCGTCCTTGGATGGGAACTAATTTAGGAATACACACTGAAAATTCTCTTGTAACTAAAGTTGATGGTGATTATCATATTGTTAATAACCAAATTAATTTCATCACTGCTCCTCAAGGCCCTGTTCCAATAAGCAGCAGTACTAATCCTCCCGATAGTAGAGATTGGGTTGGGATAACAACTCATTCTACATTCCAAGGAAGATCGTTCATGAGATCTGGAATTCAGGATAGTAGTAAGAGAACGTATGAAACAAATTATTTGTTTGATGATATCTCACATGAGTTTAATGGTATTAGCACCGCATATACGTTAAAAGTTAATGGAGAAAACGTAGCAGGATTCTCAACAGATAACGGTGTTGTTTTAATCAATGGTATATTCCAAGGACCAACTGGTGATTTATTACAAAGTCAAGATTACTCTTTTGTAGAAGGAACCACTGGAATCAGCAGTGTAGTCTTTGCTGGAATAGCAGCTTCTGTTGCTAGTGATCCTCAAAGTGGATCAATTCCTGTTGGTGGAATGATCGTTTCTGTAGGTTCTACTGAAGGTTTGGGTTATCAACCTCTTGTTGCTGCTGGTGGAACTGCTGTTGTCTCTGCTGCTGGTACTGTTAGTTCTATCAGTATTGGTAACTCTGGTTCAGGTTATAGAGTAGGAGTTCAAACAAATGTTAGGGTTGCTATTCAAACTGGTACTAATATTGCACCAATCCTAATTGGTATTGGTACTGCTGCAATTACTAATGGGCACATTACAGGAATAGCAATTACAAATAATCAAGTAATTTATGTTCCTAGATCAATTTCTGATGTTGGATACAGTTCTGTAACAGGAGTTACAACAGTCACCACATCATCCTCCCACGGTCTTCTAGTAGGGCAAGAAGTGAAGTTATCGGGAATTGCATTCACATGTGATTACCTCCCTGCTGTGGGCGTTCAGAGTGCTGTATACACTGCTTCTACAGGTATAATGACGGTTACTACCTCTACTGCTCATGGACTGTCTGTAAGCGGTAAAGCTAGTGATGTTATTTTAACTGGATTAGCATTTACCTGTTCATTAGATAACGGTGGTGCAACTCATACTTATCCTCGCACAACTGACCCCGCATATGGTGGTACCCCCGTTACAGGAGTAGCAAGTGTAACTCAATTTACAATCAATGTTGGTATATCAACTGTTCCAACATTCTATGTTTCTGGAGGTACAATACAACCTGCTTTAATAGCACCTCGAAGCACTAATAATTCTGATAGTGGGGCAGATCCAGCTTTCCAAGGATCTACTGTTTTGACAATTATCGATAATACTTCATTCACAATTAATTCTGGTGTATCAACAAGAGCACACTTCTATGCTAGAGGAGGTAGAGTTGATAGAGCAATGGATGTGGTAATTGATGAACCACTTTCTTACTATGATATGCCTCTAATTTATAGTGGTGATTCTCCTGGTGGTGCAAGCGTAGGAGTTGGAACTCAAGCAACTGTTAATGTGGTAGTTGGTCAAGGTTCGAGTGTTGTGAGTTTTGAAGTATTAAATGAAGGGTATGCTTATGCAAATGATCAAGTCCTCACAGTCGCTATTGGAGGAACCACAGGCATTCCAACTGATACAACTAAAACCTTTAGAGAATTCCAAATCACCGTTGAAGATATCATCTCAGATGAATTCTCTGCATGGCATTTTGGTAACTTGGAAGTATTAGATAAGATTGAAAGTGAGTTTGATGGAACTAACAGATCATTTACTCTTAAGAAAGATAATGATCCCGTCACCATTAGAGCTGAAGAGGGTTCTGATATTGATGTTCAATCAACTCTTTTAGTATTCTTGAATGATATTTTACAAGTTCCTGGTGATGGTTATACATTGAGTGGAGGAAG